GAGTCCCCTTTGATAGGAATAACAAAGTCAGCGTCTACATCTACTGGCAACTCAATCCGTTCCACTCGTACGTCGTTCAAGTACTGCCCAGTACCAGCAGAAGCAGCATGGTCGTAGTAGTCGTAACCATAGAGTTGAACAACTTTCTCCGATACTTCGTTTTTCTTCGTTTCTTCTTCGTTCCTCTGCTCGTTCAGTTGCCTCTTTGCATAATTCAAGACTTCGACTTGTCTTGGAGGTTTTAGTTCATTGTAGATGGTTTGGATGGAGGAAGTATTAGAAGAGGAGTCATCGACCATAGAATTATTAGTTACAAATCTAGGATCTAATACAGACTTAGGTACTCCAAAAAAATCTGCAATTTTTTGAACATTACCAGGGATTGGCAAAGAAGTTCCTTTTACATACCCTGTCAATGTGCTAGGCGGTATTCCTGTCGCTCGAGATAGCTCCGCTTGTTTACAATTCTTATCAGATAAAATTGAGTTAAGATTTGCGGAAAAGACTTTCATATCCTCTTTATCTTGAGGAGTTAATTTTCCTCGTCCTCTTGCCATGTTTTTTCCTCCTATCTTCTTTACTATATAATACCGTTTATTTTCGATTTTGTAAATAAAAAATTCGAAAAAATTACGAAAAAAATCGAAAAAACTATTGACGTACGATTTAAATCGTAGTATAATATAATCAAGCTTAAGGAAATAATAAAACAAACTGGAGGGAAACACAATGAATAAAGGACTTACAACACAAGAACAAATCGCACTAGCGAAAGAAATCTTACAAGTTAATAACCGCAGAGAACGCTCACTCAAACTTGGAGAAATCCTAGATCGTGAAAAACTATCATCAGATGATATGTACGAATTGTATAACACACTATTGACAACAATCAGAGTTTACGGTGACGTTATCGGATTCGATGATAAAGACTTTCAAGAAATGGCTCTTACAATCTTAGTGCTTGAAAAGGTTGAAGAAGCTAAACAAGCTAGGGTAGCGTAGAGAGGTGCGATTCCTCTCCTAGTTATTGCTCCAAGAGCAAAATAAAAAAGGAGGTAAGGCAAATGATGGAACACATCATAAAAAGCCTAGCAATCAAGGACACTGCAACCGTCATCTTGGTACTAGGCTTAACCAGAGAAGCACGTTTGTGGCACAAACAAATCTTAGAACACAAACGTAGACTTCAAAACAAAAAGTAGAGAAAGGGGCAGAAGCCCCAACCTCTACTTGATAGTGTACCATCATTTGCCGTGAAAAGCAATGGATGAAAATGTTGGCTTGATAATCCTAGCAGGATTTGTGATTGTATCTTTCACTATTCGTCAGATAGTGAAGTACCGATGTGATAAAAAAGATAAGGAGTAGGGCAATGCCAGGACAAAAAGAAAAATACCACGATAGACGTGGTAGACCTGATGGATTGACGGTTGAAAAAGTTATCCACCTTTCAATTTTGAGAGGAGAAGGAACTGAAGCGGATAGCATTCGAGTCGTCGAACAGTATTACAATATGGACGGCATGCTAATATTTGAATTAGATCCTTGTTCTCCATATTATCAAGAATTTTTAGATTTGCGTTGATCTTGTTTATCTTTGTCCAAATCTAAAATATCTTGCAGTAATTGCTCGTTATCATGACGCTCGATATACCATTTTTGCATAAGCAATTCTATAAACTTCAGCAACTTGTGAGCCTCATTTGGTTCGATATCCACTATAAGATTTACATCTTTTTCTGGATGGGCGCCAATGTTTCCAAGTTTTCGTAGAGCGTCGAGTACATTTTTAGTGCTAGGGTCAACAGACTCCTTTAAAGCATCTATCTCATCTACTAATCTTGCTTTAGAAATTCCCCAAAAATCTCTAATCATTCCTTGTAGACAACGTCTAGAGAGGGTAGCAGAAGCTTTGGGGCTGAGATTTAAGATAGCGTGAGCTTCTTCATAATCACTTCTGATAGCTTGAGGGATGTAGTCTGGATAGACTTTTGCAAGTGAAATAGGGTTGAAGTGCATAATACGATTTGGAAATTGACTACCAACGCCCACGATATCAATCGAAACTTTATGACAGTTTGGACACTTCATTGTTTGTATTGTTATTTTGTCGTTCATATTTTCCTCAACCCTAATATGTGAACGACGCATCAAAAAGTAGTGTTCGTCTTCTCGGAATGTATCGTAGTGCTTTGGAACAGGGAAGCCGCAGAATAAGCAGAATAGTTGATTAGAATCCATAAGATTTCTCCAATCATTTTTATTTTGATTATACCATATTTGAAAGGTAGTTAGAATTGGAAGATAAAATCATAGAACTTGCTGATTACTTCATCAGCGAGAACTCAACGTACAGAGAAGCTAAAATAGCGTGTGAGAAGCTATTGAGACAAGTCAGCCATGAGATAGAACTCAGGGCGCTGGAAAGTAAGACGGTATGAAAGGAACAATTGCAGTAAACACATCAGAACACGATGTACTATTGACGGCGAGAAAAAACCACCCTGCTGTATTCGTCGATGGAATGTTTCTGGACGGAGTTGAGCGAGTGGAATTTACCAATCATTTTCTAGAGAGTTGTGAAGTCGTTCTTACGTTCAATGAACGAGTAGAAAACAATCCTTTCCCTTTAAACGATGTCAGTCGATTAGAAAAGTTATTTGGTCAGGCTTCAAACGGACAATCCTTACGGGATATTGTCTTGCAAACTCTTGAAGATGGAAATTAGTATCTAGGCCATCAAAGAACGACACATGTATACTGAAGCTTTCTTTCCCATCTTTCTTGGCTCTTTCGTATTCTTTGCCAAGGACAATCAGAGAAGCTTCTAATTGATAATCAGTCATAACATTACCTCCTTTCTGACTACATTATAGCAGAATTGCGAGGAACAAATAGAAAAATAAGGAGGTAGGAATGTGCCGAAAATGACATTAAGAGCAATAAGAACAAATTATAACTTATCTGCAAAAGAAGTTGCCGATAAACTGAACATTCATCAACAAACACTGTTGAAGTATGAGCATGATAGTTCCAAAATCCCAATGGATCTTTTAGACAAACTTGCTCGATTATACAATGTCGAAAAGGATTTTATTTTTTTAGGGAAAAAATACGAATTAAATCATAGTTTAGGAGAGGTATGAATGAACAATATTTCACAGAGATAGACATGGATAATCACGAAAGATACTTTAAAATTCCGTATCGGCTGATAGAAGACGACTATTTTTCAGATTTAGATTCACTGGCTGTCATGGTTTATGGTATTTTGACCGATCGCGTTTCATTATCTCGAAAAAACAAGCAACATTTTACTGACAAAGATGGATATTTGTATGTTGTAGCTACTAACGAAGAAATTGGTAAGTGGATAAAAAAAAGCGAGCCAGTTGTAATCAAATTAAAAAAGCAACTGATAGAACATGGTCTTTTGAAAGAAAGAAGACAGGGCGTTAGATTGGCGAATTTGCTATATCCTCAAAAAATCAGAACTAAAGAAATTTTAGTTCAAGAACTTAAAAATATTAAGGGGGGAACTAAAGAAATTTTAGTTCAAGAACTTAAAAATATTAAGTCTAACCAACCTGATAATAACCACCCTTATATAACCACCCTGAGTGAACCAGAGGGTGCTGGTGCTAATAATCTATATAGTATAGAGGACGCCCCCGCAGAAAACGACTTAGGTATTGTTCACGATTGGATTTTTTCAGAGTTTGGCAGATACCCAACACCATTTGAGATTGAGGATTTGAAATACTTCTTGCAAGACCATAGTAAAGAGGTTATCAAGTTAGCAATCAAGGAATGCGTGGGCAATGGGAAACCTTACTTCAAATATCTAGATAGTATTCTGAGAGATTGGAAACAGAAAGGTTTAACGACTGTTGAGTTAGTAGAAAACAGGCAGAAGCCTACTCGGTCAAATAGTAAGTCGAACGGTCGCTTGAGATTGTCCGATGATGGATTTGATCCACGGCTTGGATTTTAGGGGGTGCTATGCGAGCAGTATCAAGCAAAGAACTACAGGCTAGAGCCTTGCAGGTCGAAACATTAAGAGACCAATGCCCGAAGCATGAAGGTGTGTATATGTGGCGCTCAGTCAATCCTTGCACTCAGAACGTGCTGACCTATTGCCCTGAGTGTACGCAGGAGAAAATCCACAGCCAAGCAGGAGAGCAACTGGCGCAAGCTGAGGCGCAAATCAGAAATACAAGGTCTTACTCTTTGTTTGCTAAAGAGAGTATCATACCGACTGATTTGAAAAATGCCACTATCGGCAACTTTGAAATTCACACAGAGCAGGATTCGGAAGCAGTCAATTTCGCTAGACGAATAACGCTTGCTTATGTGAAAGAGCAATATGAAGGGAATACGATCATCAGCGGACCACCTGGAGTTGGGAAAAGTCATCTAGCAGTTGGAATTGCTAAGACTCTAAACGAGAGTTTCCAGAATTTCCAAATGAAGCGCTCAGTCGTGTATCTGCCTACTGTTGAATTATTCTCACGGATGAAGGACGCATTTAGATACAAGGATTCTAAATGGGATGAAAGAC